ATTATTTATAGGACTTTGTGCTTTCGGGGCATATGTTATGGGTCAAGCAGACAATGCAAATCAGAAAGCCTGTCAACAGGTATATGGAAACAGCTATTGGTTAGCTCACAGTTCTGCTAATAGTGGTGTTCAATGGTGTCAAGATAAACATGGCACAGTAAAGGCAGTTCCATGACCAACCAAGACTTAAGTGATTTATCACTAAATCTAGAAGATTTAATGTATGACTGTTTTTTAGATGGGGAGGAGGGCAATCTCGATGAGCAAAGTGAATAAGCAAGGCACTCAACCAACTGCCGATACCCCATTCTCATGGAAGCCACCAAAACTTATACATGAGTTCAAGAAAAGCGAGCTGGTGAAAGACATGGAACAAGTTACAGCAAGAAAACATTGGTGGTCAAAGAAACATACGACCTTGTATATACTTACATCTTCTGGCGTATATGAAATGAGGATAAAATGAGTGATAACCCTACTACATTAAGAGAGGTACTAGAAAAACATTTTAAGAGAGGAATGGACTGCTTGGAAGGGGAAGGATTTATTCCTTATGGTGAAATTGATACGGAATTTGAACAAGCTCAAAAAGCAATCTTAACTTGGTTGGATGAAGTGATAGGAGAACATGAAGATATTGATGACCCTATGGAATTAACTTCTGTTCTTGAAGAACGAGATATTAGAAATAAATTAAGATTTGAACTTCGTAAGCAGTTTGGAATTAACCATGACTAATATAGATAGTAAGAATAAGGAACCTGTAAATAAAGATAAATTGAGAGATATTTTAGCCACTTTTATGGAGGACATAGAGGAGTGGGAGTCGGAAATTGAAGGCTCACCAACAAAAGCAGACTTTGCTAGCTTAGACCAAATATATGATGAAACTATAGATGAATTGGATAGGGAGTATTTTAAATGACAAATAACACAGATAGTTGGCACTTCTATGACGAGGTTGAAGACTACTTTATTTATAAAAGTGTTGCTCCTTGTTGTGGCTATACCAAATATAAGTTTCTGAATAAGAAAACTGCCCAAATCTCTTACAGTGAATTACCCTTTATATCTATGGCGAGGCAGTCATGAATAACACAGATAGTTCTAAGGGGGGCAATCTATGAAAGTAGTTTTATATCAGAAAAATAGTGAAGTATGGGATTTTCTATTCTGGTTAGGGTTTATGATGTTTTGGGGGAGTGCCTTTCTAGGCTTCTCTAATTATATAAAGCCTGGCATGGGTTGGCATTACCAGACTACTCGTAAAGTCGTGACACTATCCGTCATTGTAGTAGGTGCAATATTTATGGTAGTTGGGCATAAGATAAGCTGGAAAATCCAAGAACGTGAATTAAAGAAAATGTCAGGAACGATAATAAAATGGTAAAGAATCCACCCAAACAAGATAGTTCTAATGATGAGATTGATAAGATACTTGCAATTCCTACCTCATGGCATGATGCTGAAGATTATCTAAAAGCCGAACAAGCCATCAATCAATACTGTAAGAAGCGTGAGGCTTTAGCCGAATTAAAAGTTTGGGAAACACTTAAAAGGCGTGAGGGTTTTTCTTTAAGTGAAGATGGTTGTATTGAAGTTCATCCTGATTTTATAGATGAGCAGATTAAAGCACTAAAGGAACAAACTAATGACTGATTCAGGCGACCCCAAGCAAGATAAAGATAGAGAATTACGTGCTGAACGTGAACATTACCAGTCTAACAATACTACTAATGGGATAGATTCAGAAGATATTACGTATATAATTGAAAAACTAAAAGCCCAGTTAAACAAGGAGCTAGAACAATGAGTGAAGTACCAGAAACTTTTGCCAGAAAAGTATGTGAAATAATTAACTGGATATATATGCCTGAAGGTAATCCAGCACAAGAACAGGCATTACAAAGATTATGGGATTATGTATGTGAAACACCCAATAAGAAGTTAGAAACCTTAAAGGGAGAATTAGAATGAGCCAAGAAGTAATCAATGAATTAAGAGGACTGGTATTTGAATATTGTAACGAATCTAAAGATAATTGGGTTGCTGGACAGCCTATGCACTATCGTGAACTTAACAAGCCTAACTATGAGAAGCTATCAGGGTTTATAAATTGGATTGAAGCCACGTCAGGGTTATCACAGCAGAATGCCATGAGCCGTAAGCCAAGTAAGACGAGCAAGAATGCTAAGGCTAAACCATGAACATAAGAAAGGAAATAGATGTCTTAATAGAACTTTACTGCCAGCAAGAATACGAAACCGAAAGACCCTATGGTAGAGTAACGAGAAATATAGTTACACCACAATTTGTAGACAATCTAGAATCTCTCATGGAAAAAGAACGCCAGAAAGTCCACGACCTCTACCGTGATGGTGTAGAATACTTCTCTAAAACAGCGGTCCAACAACAGGTATTAAGAGGGAAGATAGAACAAATGCACATTGAAGCAGAAGCGTATCGTAAAACTTTAGACTTATTCCGAATTAACAATCCTAATGCAAAATTACCAAGAGGACTTCCATTAGGATTTCAAAAAAGAATTAACGAATTAGAAGCTGAACTATCTAAGTTAGGAGGTAGCTAATGTTATGGCGTTGGGGCGGTAGACCTAGATGCAAAATAACAGACAATCGTATTGAGTGGTGTAACTGTTTGCTCCATAAAGAACATACAATAAATGACTTGCCTGATATTAAAGCCACCCTAAAAGATTTTCAACAATTAGCTAAAACCCTATCATTGAAGGGAGATTTATGAGTAAGGCTTCTATGTTGAAAAAATGGCGGTTTAAACAGGCTGCTAATGTTGATGTAATTTGTGGGATTTGTGACGAACCTATAAGTAGGGGTGGTGACAAGGGTAAAGGTGCATTAACCGCCGACCATATTATTCCTAAGTCTTTGGGTGGCAGAAATGAAAATGCCAATCTACAACCAGCTCATGCACGATGTAATAGAGAACGCCAAAACATAATCCTACACCAGTTTAAAGGACACTTAAAAGACGAAATGATTGTAAAAAGAGCTGTTGAACTTATTGATAAGTACGAGACTAACACCAATATAAGGAGTAGATGATGGAATTTATTGAACCAAAGTTTGAAGCGTTGATAAATGGTAAGTGGCGTAAAGTTTTACAGATTAACTATCAAACTTATGAACCGACTATATCATTTAGAGGAGAAAATGGAACCTTTTGGTCAAAATGGGGTGGTAGTGGAATTATTACAACTGAAATAAGTGGCTGGAAATTAAAAGGAACAAAACTTCGGGTAACAGCAGTTGGAACTAAACCTAAACGGCTCACTAAACTTGGCAATAATGCCCAAAAAGATGTATAGTAGGTATATGAATGAATTTAAAAAGAGTCTATAATATATTAGCAATCTTAAGGATTGTGTCCCTATTGGAGAACCCCATCACTAATAACGTCTTTGTTTCTGAAGGGCTTAGAGGTTATGATGGGGTTTTATAATGCCATATAAAGACCCAGAAAAACGTAGAGAGTTAAGCCGACGCAAATATTGGTTAATTAAAAATGACCCCATAAAATATGCAAAATATCGGGAAAGAATTAATACTTGGCGAAAAGCACATCGAGCTAAAGTCAAGATTATGGATAAGTGGCAAGCTAAATCTAAAGAATCAATGCATAAAATCTTGAGGAATCGCACGTGAAAGATATTATTAAGTAGAACAATAAGCGTATAATTAAACCTATGCGCAGAATAGAACAAGATCCAGAAGAAATACAACAAATGCAGGATGCCCTATCTAGAGCTTCCGAACCAATTCATCCCCCCAGTGATCATGCGGAAGTTATAGGAAAAGGGAGTTTCATGCTTATACGTGAACAAGTAATAATACCAGACAATATAATACTGGGGGAAGAGTGATAAACACACCGCACATAGATAGGGACGAACAGTGGTTGATAAATTGTACTGAAAAAGAATTTAAGAAACTTATAAGACATTTAAAAATAAAAGTTATATACTAGTCATATAATGGCAACAGCTAGGCAAAAGACAGCCATATCCCATATAGTTGCTGGGGACAGTGTTTCTAAGGCTATGCGTAAAGCAGGGTATAGTAAGAATACTGCTAACAATCCAAAGGTACTCACAGAAACACCAGCATTTATTGAAACTATGGAAAAGTTAGGGATTACAGATGAAGAACTAACTAAAACCTTAAAAAATGGATTAAGTGCAACAAAGGCTATAGTGATGGGCAAAGATAGTGGGGAATCATTCGTTGATGTAGTGCCAGATCATCCTACTAGACACAAGTTTATGGAAACTGGACTAAAGCTAAAAGGCTATCTAAGAAATAGTGAACCAGTCAACAATACGATAGTCATTCCTATACTAGGTGGCATAACAAAAGAAGTAGACGATGTACATACAGACAACAGCACTACATAAAATACTTAAAATGCGTAATAGGATAAGGGTTGTTCAAGGTGGAGCTAGAGCAGGTAAAAGTATAGCTATTTTACTCATACTTATAGACATAGCTCAAAGCCATGATAAGAAAACCATATCGGTAATATCTGAAACCATACCGCATTTAAAGCGTGGTGTTATGCGTGACTTTCTATCCATCCTTAAAGAACAAAACTATTACAGTGAAAAGAATTGGAATAGATCAGACTTTATATATACATTTCATACGGGATCAATAATAGAATTCTTTAGTGCTGACAGCCCAGACAAAGTGCGTGGACCAGCCAGGGATATCATGTTTATTAATGAATGTAATAACGTGTCCTATGATATTTACACCCAACTAACTATTCGTACCAGTGAATATATATACTTAGACTACAACCCCGTAGCTGAATTCTGGGTACATGAAAATGTACTTACTAGGAAAGACCATACTTTTATAATCCTGACTTATAAGGATAATGAAGCACTACCACAAACCATAGTAGATGAAATAGAATCCCGTAAAGGTAACAGGAACTTCTGGACAGTGTTTGGACTAGGCTTAATTGGTGAAGCGGAAGGTAAGATATTCACAGGCTGGAATATTATTGACGATATGCCTCACGAAGCTAGGTTAGAGCGTAGAGGACTGGACTTTGGCTTCAGTCATGATCCTGCAGCACTTGTAGCGATATATAAGCATAATGGGGGCTTTATATTAGACGAAGAACTATACCAGCTTAATATGCACAACAAACCATTAGCAGACTTCATACTCAACCTGGAATACCCACATACAACGGTTTACGCCGATAGTGCCAGTCCACAGAATATAGACGAAATACATATGTACGGCGTTAATATCAGACCTAGCAATAAAGGTGCTGGAAGCATTAGACAGGGCATAGACTATATGCAAGATCAGCGGTTTAGCGTGACTAAGCGAAGCGTAAACATCATTAAAGAATACCGTAATTATATGTGGGAACGTGATAAAGATGGAGTTATTCTTAAAAAACCAGTAGACTTATTCAACCACGCTATGGATGCCATACGATACGCACTAGAAACCTACTCCCGTAATGCAGGGGTTAATACTGGTATTGTCACAGTTACACCACAATCAGAAGAACTACAATCCTATGTAGCTGATGAATCAGGAGCTATGCCAGGCTACAGTCCTATTAAGGCTTTGCAGAACCAAGATAAAGAGGATTGGTACGCATGAATATAGTCATGATCTTCAACCATAGGCTATTCCCTAGTCCTACCCAGCGTTCTTACGTTTACCGTTGTTCATGTGGCAGACCATTGTTTCGTGGTAATAGTGAGCACTTAACAGTCACTAACGATATAGGTATGACACCAGAACAATACCCGCCTGATAAAGCCTACATTCAATTAATATGTCATTCTTGCAAAAGCCAGTACTCGATATTATTTCAGTAGTGTATAATTAGCAATATGCTAGGCAAACTTACAGCCCGACCTCTGGGCTGATTTTAATTTAGGAGTATAAATGAACGCAGCACAAACCATGACTGGACCATTATCCGACAGTCGTGTAGATAATATTGCTGACCAACAAGGCGTTATCGATACATTGCCTAGCCTAGCTTTTGACATTCCTGATGATATTCTGGTTAAGAACTTAGATGCCCGTATTGCTGATAGTAAAGGTTATTTCAATGACCCTAAAGGTTTTAACTTAGAACACGCCCGTAATGAAGCTATGCGTATGTATTTAGGTAAGCAGTCAGATCCAACACAGCTATATCGTTACCAAACACCATATATTGAGAACCAGCTATATGTTGCAGTTGAATCCATCGTTGCATATCTTACAGCACAGAATCCACAACCTGAAGTCTATCCAGCACAGGACACACCACAGTCTAAACTTATGGCAGCAGACCTTGAAAAGGCTATGATGGCACATAGTGAACACTTCCAACTAGCAGGGCTTATTGAACAGTGCGTTAGGCAGTGCATTCTTAAACGAATAGGTATTATCTATTTCCACTATGACCCTGACTATGGAAGGAATGGCGAGATCGTTCCATTAGTTATAAGCAGCGAACATTACTTTGTAGATAAGAATGCGAAGAAAGATGGTAACCCTGAACTAGAGGGTATCTATATAAAGATGTCTGCTAGTGAAATACTTCACAGATGGCCAAACAAAAAGAAACAGCTATTTGAAACTATGGGCTGGAAGAATATGTCAGACAAGCGTATGCAGGAAGAACTAGTCGTACGGTTGGCTTGGGTAACTTACTACGATAAACAATTCAAGCCTATACAAGGTTGTGTATGGTACATCGGTGACGTAGTGCTAGAAAAGACTAAAGACTACAACTGGCTGCACGCTAGCCCTGACAAGAACTTTATCCCTCAACCTAAGAAACCATTCATCCACCTCAACTTCGATAATGATGGTGAACACATTATTGACTACACTAGCCCGATTGATCAAGCCAAGCCCATGCAGGAAACCCTTAATAAGCGTGGGTTACAGGCTACGACCTTAATAGACAAGGCTAACGGCGTTCTAGTCGTATCCAGTGATTCAGGACTTACTAAAGATGATCTTCAAAACTTGACTGGTGATCCTAACCAGCGACTGCTCATTAAGACGGCTAACATGAAAACCAGCGATATGGTATTCCAAGTGCCACCACCTGAAGTTAGTGATTCGATATTCCAAGACAAGCAAGACTTGCGTGAACAATTGCATTCCATTATGGGAACGCCCAGTGAATTTACTGGTGGAAGTGATGGTGATGATACCGATCAAACACTAGGACAGTCCATTATGAAGAAAGATCAAGCCAGTGGTAGGCAGGACTTATTTGCACGTGCTATAGACCGCTTCATGTCCCAGTACTTTAACTTCCTAACCCAAATGATGGTAGTCTGGTATGACGAAAAACACTACTTTGTATATAACGGTGGTGACGGTGAGTTCGATTACATAACCATGTCTAGGGATCTTATAGATAAGGGTATAGCCGTTAACGTAAAATCAGGCACGACCCTTCCATTCGATAAGACCCGCCAGGAAGCAGTTGGACTACAGTTAGCCAAAATGGATAAGATAGCACCGCTTGATTTATATAAGATGCTCCACATTCCTAATCCACAATCCGTTTACGACAACTGGGTTAAGTACCAAACACAGCCAGAAGAACTAGCTAGGGATGCTAATGAACAAATGGACAGTAGTGCGGCTTATGTTGCTTTTATTGAAATAATGGCAGGCAGACCAGCCCAAGACCCTGATGACTGTACTAAGGAATTTGTATTGTCACTGCGTAAGTTAATGCTAAGGGATGAATTCTTAAAGGCTAAAAAGAAGCGACAACTAGACTTCTTAGCTTACGTTGAAAAGGCTTTAACTAGCCTAGAACTCCGAACTAGCCTAGATGTTATGAGTCAACAGGGTGACCAGATGTTAGACCCTAATATACCGATCCAACCATACCAGCCACCGCAACCACAAATGCCTATGATGCCTGGAGCTGCGCCTGGTATGTCCGCTACGCCTCCCCAAGGCGGTGTTCCAGGTGCGTCCCCAAGCATGATACCTACACAAGGACAACCATCTATGGGAATGCCACAAGGTATGCCCCTTCCTGCTCCTAGTCCGATGAATGGAACACCTTTACAGAACCCAGCTAACCCGCAATTACCGCAAGCTGGTAATCCTAGTGCAATTCCTGTAGTATAGGAATATTAATGGAGGCTAATCTATATGGCTAACGATGACGATGGTATAGGCACAGCCCTATCCCCTGAATTAGAATCTTTAATAAGTGATTTACCTGATGGGGGTGACAATGCGAAATCAGAAGATGATGCAAAAGAAGTCGATAAGGCTGGCGAAGAAGAAAAACCAGAAGATAAAACTGACGAACCTGAAGAAGATGGAGAGGGTGAACGGGATTCTGAGGACGAAGAAAAAGGAGAATCCGATGATGAAGGCTATGTAATTGATGACGATGAAGAAGAAGTCGTTCCTGAAGAAAAGCCAACCAATTCAACTGAAGAAAACAAGACCAATCCTAACTTAACACCTGAAGATCAGTATGTTTTACAAGGTTTAACACCAGTAAAGATAAGCGGTAAAGTTGGAGATAAAGATGTAGAAGTAGACATCTATTCTACTGACCAACTACCAGCAGGGTTTAAGTATGCCGATGATGCTAGTCATGATCGGGCTATTCGGGCTACACAGATTAACGAACTTACAGCTAGGGAAAGACAAGCAGATTACCGTAACCAGCAGACCCAAAAAGCTGCTAAAGAATTCAAAGAGGCTGAAGATGCCAGTGATCGTGCAGATATTGGGGAGTTACAACGTTCAGGTGATATACCGAAGTTTAAGGCTAATCCTACTTCTAAGGAATGGGATAGTGATCCTGCTAACCAGCTGGTACAAGCAGTCCTGGATTTCAAGGAAAAGGAAAACCAGAAGTACATCGAGGACTACAATGCTGGTAAGAAAGCTTACAGGCATATTGGATTTGAAGAAGCCTATTATAAGTACCAGCGTCTTAATCCAGCTAAGACAAGGAGTGAAGCTGAAAAGAATGAGGATAAGGAACGTAAGCAAATTGCTAGTCGTACTAATAAGACGGCTGGAACTAGTAGTAATAAGGCAGATAAAGACGATACAAGAATTACATCAACCCGTGACCTATTTGGTTACATAGACAGTTTAGGCTGGGAATAGGAAAACTCCAATGCACAACTGGTGGCTCGCTACATTAGAACACGCAGGACTACTTACTAGGGAAGAAGCCCAAAAGATAGCCGATCAAATTAAGATTAGAATACATAAGGAAGTATATTCTGAAGCATATAGGGAGATAGAAAACATAGTGGGTGCTGACAGTCCATTAAAAGCACTTAGTGACTTAAAATCCCAAGTTAAGATATTAGAAGCTAAGATTAGTGAATTAACCAATAAGCCTGATACAAAAGAATCTAAAGTTATAATCGGTGGAAGCCCTGCATATGAACCTAAACCAGTATCAGCACAACCTAAAAAGAAAAGTGTTGCACAAATAAAAACATAGCTGTATAGTAAATCTTACAGGCAAACTATAGCCCTCGATCTTTCGGGGGCTTTTTTATTAGCCAATTAATAAGTAATAGGAGTCTTTATGGCTGGAATGGTATTCACAGATAGGGTAGCTGACATCACCTATCAAAAGATATTGCCTTCGATAGTTGACCAGATCAACAATTCGAACGTATTCTTGGCACGCATTCTTAACAAACCAGGTTCTTGGCGTGGTGTTTACATGGCACAGCCTATAGAAACTGCTAACAGTACGACAGGTGGATCGTTCAGTGGTATGGATACATTCCCAACTGCTGCTACTAACAACACCCGTCTAATGACATGGTACTTGGCTGCATTTGAACAATCGGTTGTCGTACCAGGTATTGAAAAAGCAGTCAATGCCCGTAATGAACAGCAAGTACTTAGACTTTTGGCTACCCGTCTTGACGAAGCTAAAGTATCTGCACTTCAAGCTGTCGGACAAATCGCTTACGGTGTTGGTTCAGGAAAAGACTTTGATGGTCTTGGACTTATCGTAGACGCAGGAACTAACAGTTCTTCATACGCAGGTATTACTAGAACTACTAGCCCATACATAAATGCAGACGTGACTGCTGTAACTTCTGGAATTATCACACTTGATTACCTTTCAAGTGAATTCGATAACGTTTCCGCTGCTAGCTCAACTTCTGAAAGTCCTACTATTGGTCTTACGACTAAGACTATATGGACATATATTGAAGGACTACTTCAGCCAATGGTTAGCGCACGTTACGAAACATTGCAGCTTAGTGGATATGACCGTGTAGATGGCGGAACTCCTAATGGGCAATCAGTTCCTGCTAGTGCTAAGACTTCAGGTTTTGCTGGATTCAACGCTATTAGTTACCGTGCAAGACCACTTGTAGCTGATGATAACTGCACCTCACAGACATTCTTCTGGCTTAATGAGAATTACTTGGAGTTTGACCGTTTACAAGATAGTTCATTACGACAAATACAAAGTAATGTTGAAGTTACTGAAGGTTACTACAAAAACGTAACCTTCCCAGCTGCTTGGCAATTCCGAGAGTTGATCGCTCCAGTTAACCAGTATGGTGAGGTTGGACTTTTGATACTTATGGGTAACTTGATACACCGTCAGCCACGAAGAAATGGTAAATTAACAGGAATTACCTCTAACTAGGAGGGGAAGGATACACCATGCAAGACGGAATTCGAGTATTAACAGAAACTGATCTAAACGTTTTAACAACAACCAAACAAACCCAGTTCGGCGCTATTGGTGTGACTGAAGATGGAAGACGATTCCGATATGTATCGTTCGGTGGGACAACTACAATCGCCCCAGGACTTGTCGTAACAGCTGCTACTCTAACAGCCAACTTCCAGGGTGTAACAATCACTGCTTCGGGTACTGGCGGGCAGGTAGCAGCTAACTACGCTGGTAGCCAGTCTGGATTTGGTCAGATAGTGTTGTCAAACACTACTTCGACTACAGCTACCCAAGACCAATTTGCAGAAGGTTATCTTGATGTCATCGTTGGGGGGGCTTCAGCAGATACTGGTCACTATACTTATAGAATTAAGGGTAATACTGCCGTAACCGCAGGTAACGTAACAACTTCTTACTACACCGTATTCCTAGCTGAAAGCTTCAGACACACTACCGCTCTTGTTCCTGGTACTGACACGGTAAACATAAGGCAGAGTGATTACTCTAACGTAAATACTTCAACAACAGCTGCACTTCCTGTAGGGCTTACTATACTTCCAGTTGTAAACACCGCAACAGTAACTAACTATGGCTGGGTACAAGTGGGTGGAGATTGTGTAGTCCTAAACGATGCTGGTGGTACTATCACGGTTGGAGGAGCATTCGGTCAGAGTACAACTACTGCTGGAAACGTGAAAGCTGCAACAGCATCTACAGTTCCTATAATTGGAATAACTAAGATAGCTATAAGTGCTTCAACAGCAGCACCAGCTTGGCTAACACTAACGTAATTTAGGAAAGAGAATATATTATGGCAGTATCAAACCGCAACCGCCTGCTAGAAAAATATGTGCCTGTGGTTAGACAAGACGGGCTCAACACTAACAAAAACGTAAATATTGGAATAGCAGGAGCAGGATCGACTGCTACATTAAGTGTTGGTACTGGTGGAATTAACACTACTGGTCCACTATCCTCAACTGGAGGGATAACAGGGGTAACTTCTCCTGTCGTGCAAAGCGCGTTAGTTGGAGCAACAGTTGTTTTAACTGCCGCACAGTCAGGGGGAACATTTCAGAATCGTTCTACCAGCGGTAGTCCCTCTTGGACATTGCCCACTTGTGCTAACGGACTACAATATACTTTCACAACAGCGAATACAACAACTGGTTTTACAGTTACAGGCGCCCAGGTAATCCATGCTAAAACAAGCGCTACAGGTACAGCCATCACTACCACTACAACTTTGACCAATACCCAGGCTACAGCCGTAGTAGGCGATGCAATTACCATCGTAGGTGATGGTACGGCTTGGTGGATTACTGACCAGACTGGTATCTTCGCAGCTTCCTAATAGGATTAATACATGCAAAATGAACTACGAACCCTAACTGGTACTGATCTTCGGGTAACATCTGCTATAGCACTTGATGCTTTAGGTGCGATGGGTTTCACTGCTGACGGTAGACAATTTAGTTATGTACTTAATGGCGCAAGCGCAGTTGTCGCAGGACAATTACTTGTAACCCCAGCAGTTGTCGCTAACCATCAAGGTATAAGTATCGCTTCAACTTCAAATAAAGCAGTCGGTTCAACGCAATTAATACTTACGTTGGGTGCCACGGCAGCTACTCAAAACCAGTATGCAGATGGTTTCTTAGTTGTAGTTACCAATACGGGAGCTGGCACAGCTTACAGGATAAGAGGTAATTCAGTTGGATTAAGTAGCGGGACAATCATACTTGATCTATATGAGACTGAACCGCTTGTTAATGCTATAGATTCAACAACTAC